CCGCAAAATGTATGACCGCAAAATGTATGACCGCAAAATGTATGACCGCAAAATGTATGACCGCAAAATGTATGACCGCAAAATGTATGACCGCAAAATCTATGACCACAAAATGACAATGACCCAAAAATTGTTTTTACAACAACACACTGTATCACGAGCCAAAAAATTGAAAACACATAAATGATTAATCAAACTAATATAAAGATTCCCCCAATAATAAGCTATACCAAGATGACCGCCAAAGCACAACCAATCGTATTAGACAACACCACCTGGACCGCCGATGCGTTCAAGTTCATGCCTCCCAAGGTCAATGACAAGGGTGGAAAGTCCATTAATTTAATCAGTACCCAAACCAATCGCTCCCTACACATCACGACTCCTCTTATGACTACTTGGGGAATCAGTGATTTCATTGACCCCAACACCGGAGTCAGTGATGGAAAGCACAGCATTTCGCTCACATTCCCAAATGAGGGATTTTCCAACAAGAATACTGACGCCTTCTTGGAGAAGATGAAGGCATTTGAGAGTGCAGTCATCGATGCCGCCGTGAAGAATTCCGAGATGTGGTGGGGCGAGCAATTAGAACAGGGCATTTTGAAGCACACCTTCTTCCCCGTTTTGAAGTATCCCAAGGTCAAGGGAACCAAGAAGTCCGATTTGACAAAGAGCCCCAGTATTAGCGCCAAGGTGCCTTATTACGAGAGAGACGGACGCTGGAATGTGGAGATTTATGATGTGAATCGTACTCTGCTTTTCCCTTGCGATAACGATGAGCTAACTCCTGCGCACTTTGTACCCAAGCTCAGCAATGTTGCTTGTGTTATTCAGTGCGGCGGAATCTGGATTGGAGGCAAGGGATGGGGAATCACCTGGAAGCTTGTTCAGTGTGTCGTCAAGCCCAAGGAGGTTGCCTCTGTATTTGGAACTTGCCACATTAATTTATCGGAGGAGGACCGTTCTGCTATTGTGAATGACAGTGAACCCGCCGAGGATATTGATGATATTCCGGCACCAAGCAAAGTTGAGACCAAGGTCTCGACTAAGGTCGAAGCGCCTAAGGCAGCTGCTTCTATAGTGAAGAAGGTTGTTGCGCCTCCTGCCGTCCAGGTGGCCGCACAAGCGGCCCAAGTAGATGACAGTGATGAGGAAGAGCCCGAGCCCGAGCCCGAGCTAAAGGTTGTTGAGACAGTCGCTGCTGTTGTTGCTGCCCCTGCTGTTGTTGCTGCCTCTGCGGCCCCTTCGGAGCCAAAGAAAGTTATTAAAAAGGTAATCGCCAAGAAGTAAATGCTCCACATATTAAGCATTCACTTAAGACCTTCTCGTTTTTTATTACAACTATATTTGTCAAATACTTATTTGTCAAATATATAGAATATGCGCGTGGCACGTAAAACAATAAAACACCGCAAAATCAAACCTCTCAATTGTAATCCATCCGTAAAAGCACCGATTCCGCGTTCATGTATGACAATCGAGGCACTCATGCTATTGCGCGACGAATACAATAAAGACCATCCAACCAATCGTATTATTGCAGAAAAACCAGTGCTTATCTGGTACGAACTAAAAATGCGACTTCAATGTGAAGATGAGAGGTGCTGGCTCGGCGAAATCGACGATGTTGCCAAACGCAATATGGTGAAAGACCAATTATTTGCCCCCGACCATCCACCCGAATGGATAAGAAACCCGCTTGAATGGTTGACCAATATTGACATCGACAACGTAATGGCACAGTATCAGCAAAAATACGCGGACTTTGAATATTTAGGCACTACCTCTATTGATTATGATTTTATTGTTGACAAAACACGCGGAACATGTGTCGAAGATATGTTGTGTAAGTTTGATTTGGCGGCGGCTGGCAATAGAGGCAAACGGCGGTTTGCTGCGGTTTTCAATTTAGACAAACATGATGAGCCGGGTTCACATTGGGTTTCCATATTTATTAGTGTGCCCAAGAAAACAATCGTGTTTTTTGATAGCGCCAATGGCGGGGTTCCTAAGGAAATCCGGCGATTTGCGAAGCTGATTCAAAAACAAGATAGCGAGTATAGATTCATTGCGTCCAAAAAAGAACATCAGAAGAAAAACACCGAATGTGGTGTATATTCCATCCATTTTATCATTGAAATGCTGAATGATTTTGACAAGATGTTGGAGATGGTAATGAGAGGCAATATATCGGACAAGGCAATGACACGTTATCGGCGCAAGTATTTCAACCGACCAAATACATAATAATATTATTTTGTAGTTTAATAGTATAATGTTATCAGTAAAAAAACGTAAACATAGAAAAAAAACAAGACGAAAGATAAAAAAAGGAGGGAATGCGGTTCAAGTATATCATATACCTAGTGATAGTGAGACCAAACTATTATATCCAATAATAGAGGTTATACCTTTGAGTAAGGCATATGGTAAACAAAAGTATGTTAAAGATGGGAAAGATGGGAAATATGAGATTATTCCTTATTTTTCGGAATCTGTGTCACTAAGAGATTTTGTACCAATATTGGATAATGGCGAAGAACAATATGTTTTTGATATGTTTTTAGGTAAATATGTTCCAAATATTAAAGTGAAACAAAGCACAATATATGTGCATTCTAAGAGCGATTTACAAATGATTGAATTGTATAAATATATTCAAACAAAATATAAAAATAATAATGGATTAAAACGAGAATTAATAATGTTGTTAGAAACAAATAAACATGTTTCAAAAAAATTAAATGATATGGTAGATTATATGAAAAAATATATTGATGCTGCTGCTGCTGCTGCTCCTGAACCTGATGTTCTTGATGATTTTAAAACCCAATTTGGATTGCCAAATGACATTGTCCTAGAAAAATTGAGTATGTATGAGTCTAAAATATTAGATAAACTGTACAAGGAAATTGATGATGTTAGTGTTCAAACTATTATGAGAATAATTAATGGTGATAGAGAGGCGCCATCACATAAGTATAATCTTATTTATTCCGAAAATAAGGACAATACATACAATAATATTCGGTATGTAATTCTTACATTAATGTTAAATACAGATATACTTAAGGATCATGCTGTTGCTGCCAATCCGGCTGCTGCCGCTGTTGCTGCCAATCCGGCTGCTGCTGCCAATCCGGCTGCTGCTGCTCCTGTACAAGGTAATAATAATCAAATCCCGGCAATAGTTGCTGCGATTGCTGCCGCCAATCCTCGTGCTGCTGCTGCCAATCTGGCTGCTCCTGTACAAGGTAATAATAATCAAATCCCGGCAATAGTTGCTGCGATTGCTGCCGCCAATGCTCCTGCTCCTGCTCCTGCTCCTGCTCCTGGAGACCCTCTACAAGCACGCGCATTAATTGCCGCAATTGTTGCGGCATTAGCTAGACCAGTGCCATAAGCAAGACTATGCGCAAGACTATGCGCAAGACTATACGCAAGACCATAATATATTATTGTAATCCTCCTCTACAAACTGGACATCTCAAATCGCGTTGAAACCATCTTCTTAGCGCGGCTTCTTTGAATACATGTCCACATCGCGTTATTTTCATAACATTAGCACCCACCTCTATTGGTTCTAATGTTATTGGACAAGTTGTCGGTTCTGGCAACTCGGGTTGCGCATAAATAGTTGTATTGTTTGATATATCGAGTTGTGTTGGAACACCACCTGCTTGGCCAGAAGCATCACGCAACAATGCTTGGCCAGAAGCATCACGCAACAATGCTTGGCCAGAAGCATCACGCAACAATGCTTGGCCAGAGGCTGGATTAAAAAATGATACAAACTCAAATGACAGAGTGTCTTCTGCAGGTGCTGCTGCTGCAGCAGTTGTCCCTCTATAGTTATTCAAACTGCGTCTGAATCCACCAGTTGGAGTGGTCTGCGTACTAATAATGTCCAGTGCATCTGAAACAACTTGTAAATATCGTCGCTGGTTATTTTGTAAATCTCTCAAAACATTGTAAATATTGTTCGAACCATCCATAATAATGTTGAAAGGTATAAAGAGTTTTGCTACTTTTCTATATATATATTTTTTCAATGAATATTTCTCCCGCGAATTATAAGACGAACGGATTCACCGGATTGGCAAATCTAGGTAATACATGTTTTCTCAATTCGTGTTTACAAGTCCTCTCACATACCTATGAACTCCATGGGTTATTTGATAAACCCGCGGTCCAAACAAAAATTGCCATTGATTCGCATGATGTCCGCATATTCAATGAATGGAAACAGCTCGTTCAATTAATGTGGTCGGGAAATGGTGTTGTGAAACCTATCCGGTTTGTCTCGGCCGTCCACGAAATTGCGCAAAAAAAAGACGTGGATGTATTTACCGGATTCGCACAAAATGATGTGAGCGAATTCTTGCGGTTCATCTTGAACTGTTTTCATAATGCGATTGCGCGACCAGTGAAAGTGAATATTAGTGGCAAACCCAAGACAAATACGGACACGCTCGCTGTGAATTGCTACCAAATGTTGTCGTCGTCATATTCAAAAGATTATTCGGAAGTCATGGAACTGTTCTATGGCATATCGGTCACGGAAATAAAGTCGGTGTCCTCACCAACCACTACGGTACATTCTCAAAAACCGGAGCAATATTTTATGGTGGATTTGCCGATTCCGAGACATCGCACCAATATCTCTCTTCTCGATTGTTTCGACTTATTCGTCGCACCCGAACTCCTGACAGGCGACAATATGTGGTTCAATGAAAAATCGGGGCATAAAGAGGTCGTGGAAAAACGCACTCTCTTCTGGTCATTGCCACCCGTGCTAATCATCACGCTCAAACGGTTTGAAACACGCGGATTCCACATTGGGCGCATCAATGACGTAATTGATTTCCCGCTTATTTCGCTTGACCTATCCAAGTATGTAGAGGGATATCGCGCCAATAAATACGTGTATAATTTGTACGCGGTTTGTAATCATATTGGCGGACCCTCGGGCGGACATTATACGGCGTATGTGAAAAACGAATCGGCCAACAAATGGATACATTACAATGATGATGGAGTGTCAATAATAGAGGAACCAGCCGCCTCTATTGTGAGCCCACTGGCGTATTGTTTATTTTACAGAATCGTGTCATAATATTTTCACTGGAAGTAATATACGAATGTCTTCATCGGAGAAAAAAGTGCCCGATCCGGCAGACAATTATTTTGATACAAATATGACATTAATGACATTGGGGTTTTTAGCAATTTATTTTATTATTTACGCAATTATGAATGTGATTTTTGACGAAAATAACCATACTACAAAAGCCAGTTTTGTGGATGTGGTATTTCTTGTTGTTTTCTTAGGAATATGCGTATTCTATTACTATTCATTGAGTGAAAAAGACCAGGACACATTTTGGTCGGACTTGAAAGAATCCACGCGCAAATATTTGAATAACGCATACTCGGTATTACAGGTAGTGGGGTTTCTAGTATTATTAAAAATTGGAATTGCCATTTTTGGAATCCCGACAGAATTGGGGATGAAACCTTGGTCTGTCGCCTTTTTAGAATCAGTTGCCTCTCTGTTTTTGACGGTTTTGGTGCTTATCCAGTTTTTCAAATACATATTCCAAATTGATATTGTGGGTGTGATATTTGGAAATGTTGATTGGGATAGTTTATTCAAGACGAAGTCGGAACATAAGACAAAGCCGACTACAACGACAATATCCGAAGAGAAAGAGTCTTCCGGGCCTAAAGAAGAGGTATTCAATGTATCGAATAACCTCTATACATATGATGATGCCCAGGCCGTTTGCCGAGCAATGGGGTCTAGATTGGCATCCTATGATGAAATAGAGGCATCCTATATGGGTGGAGCGGAATGGACAAGTTATGGGTGGAGTGAAGGCCAACACGCCTACTTTCCCACGCAGAAGGCAACATGGGCGAGACTTCAAGAAATCAAAGGACACGAACATGATTTAGGAAGACCGGGTGTCAATGGAGGCTATTTTGCGAACCCCAATGTGAGATTGGGTGTGAATTGTTATGGAGTGAGACCCCAAATGTCTGCGGCGGATAGTGCGCTTATGAATGCCAAGAAAAATAATCTTGTTCCGCGAAGTGCAGAGGAAATTGAATTGGACAAGAAGGTTCAATTTTGGAAAGAGAACAAGGATAAATTTTTGGTGTTGAGTGGGTTCAATAATGACAAGTGGTCGAAGTATTAATAACAAATGGATGGATGAGATAGAGGCATACATATTTTACACCTTTGTGCATTTACACCTTTGCGCAAATGTGTACCAAATAAAATATGTATTGGTTATACCAAAAAACAAGTGGTAATATATATTGTTTATAATTATGGATCCAATTGATGATCCCTCTCTTACAGAAAAACAAAAAGCACGAATAATACG